ACTAGCATTGCACCAGCAATCATACCTAATACAAATTTAATCATTATAAAATTCCCATACTGACCAATGTACTGAAGAGGTGAGTAACTCCATTACCTTCTTCTTCCACACCAAATAAAAACTCACCTACTGATCTGTTTTTGGCGGGTATTTCTTTCTCAATGATTATAGTTTTTGGCGGTGATTTGCAATCATATCGTTTAATATCATCGACTATACTACCATCTTTAAAAAACGTTCTTTGAGAATAGAAACAATCTTGTGCCTGTGCACTAGTTCCAATCGTTATCCATAGCAACAGTATCGCGCATCTTTTCACCATAGTATTTCTCCGCATATTGTGGCGCATCTTGATAATGATTATGATTTTCATCGTATTGATTATGAATTTTAGAAACATAATCATTAAATTTTTTGCGTTCCTTCTTATCTACTTCATCGACGTAACGTACTACACGTGCAGCACTAGCAGCTAGCCTTGCGCGTCTTGCTTTGATTTTTTCAAATCTTTCAGCAGCTTCGCGAATGGCTAGCATACGCTCTTCTTGAGTAGAATTCTTAGTAATAACATAATTTGACATTTTTAGCTCCTCAGCTGTTTTTAATCTTGTATATATTCTATCACAGTTTCACGCAAATGTACACAGTTAATTTGCATTAAAGTGATTTTTTTTTATGCAGCGTGTGCTGACCAATATTCATCCCAAAGATTATAGACCCATTCATCCTGCTCTGGTCCGCTCAAGTGCATAATATTAACAAAGCACTTATCTTCGACAAGTTTCCAGTTAAGAGCATCTGCTGATTCGCATTCTTCTATACGAGCCAATACTGCATCTTCAAACTTTTCTTCACAATCCATAACGTAACTTGACATACCCATTATTTTTTCTCCTCAACATCAATTCCATAATATTCTTTTGGATCTACTTCAAATCGACCACATTCTGACAAATAAGGATTTTCAATCCAAATTCCTTCATACTCAAAACCTTCTGGCACTGCGTGACGATGTTCCATTAGCGCACCTCATAACCAAGATTATCATAAACCCAATCTTCACCGAGATCAGCAGCAAAAGCCATTACCACACCTTCGCGTGGATGTGTATCCATACGATCGATGAAATGACGTAGTGAGCCCATATGACCTTTGTTGAAACGATGCTTAGCTTCGATGACATCATTACGATCTTCGGCATACATTTCAGCCATATCGTGATCAACACCAACAAACTCAACGTGGCTTTTCCAAAGGGTTTCTTCCAACTTTGTAAGATTCTCTAAAAACATTTTAAGCTCCTCTTTGCTTTTTTCATTTTATAGATATATTATATCACAAAAACCACGAAATGTACACAAAAAAGTGCACGAGGTTATTCAACAAAAACAACTACTTGTAATTTTTTTTTCTAAGAACGATAAATATTAAGCAGATGCTGCTCAAATTGCTCGACTTTATCTATGCGATTGGGCCATAAAATGTATTCTTTTTCAGGATTTTTCTTAAGATTGTTAAGAAGAGGAACAATGGCGTTGTAAAGCTTATCAAGTTTATCTTGACTGGTTCTTGCTTCTACTGAAACATCACCTGCCGCCTTTTGTGCATCTTGTACAGCTTGTAATTCAGACTCATCTACTGCTGTAAAACCAAAATCAAACATATCATCAGACATGACCGTCTCTCCTTTGATACATGTATTGAACAAAAATTATCCATCCAATAAATGCCCAAAAGAAATTGTACATAATTCCTTGAGATATTACCCAAGCAAACATTGAAACCATTATGTGGTCATACCATTTAAGCATTCATTATCCTTAAAGTGATAGAGGAGAGACGAAAGGAATATTTCTCTCCTCTATCTTATTGAGCAGAGCCAACTTATAAATGCTGGATGCGTTCTCCTTTGTTATCGTCCCTAACATTAGGGACTATCGGGTCTATTAAGCGACCAACCTATTCATATTTATATGGAGCGGGTAACCGGAGTCGAACCGATGTCTTTGGCTTGGAAGGCGATTGTAATACCATTATACTATACCCGCATTATTGGCGATTCCGAGAGGACTCGAACCCCTGACCGATTGCTTAGAAGGCAATTGCTCTATCCAACTGAGCTACGGAACCAAATAAGGGGAGTCTTTCTTATGAGGGCACTCTATAATTCCCACCTGCGTCTTTATTTTAAAGTCGTTTACAGGCTTAACCGCGTTATACCGCTCGACTATAGGATTAGAAGAAGCTCAACTGAGAGAGGAGCGAGACAGGAGCCTCTTCTAAACTGTTTACCATATCCACTCAACTTCGATACCAAACTCTGGTTCTTTATCTTGTTCTTGAGTAACATGGTTGAATCCACTATTATGATATGTTTTTAGATTGATAAGTTTTTTGCCAGACTTTTCATATTCCTCTCTAAGTTCTGCAAACTTATCTGTAAGACTTACACCATCACCATTGTACTCATCGAATGGGTGTGTTGTAAAATAAGAAAAGACACCTTCAGTATCATAGATTTTAGTAGTGTCTAACATTATGCAACCTCACGATTACAATTGAACTCGGCATATGCCACATCCAAATCGTCCATAGTGGTACAAAGGCTTAGCAAATACCGAGCATTGCCTTTTGATGTTAAGCCAGCAATATAGTCAAACAGACCATAGTACTCCATTTGGTATTCATACTGCTCGACAGTAGTAATACCTTGCTCTGCCCAATGTGCTGGGTCAGTCACGGTCATACCGTAGTAAGAACCAGGATTTTCATCCATCCACTTCTTACCTTCAGCATTTTTAGCTTCGATATGGGCCTGTAGTGCAATTTGATCTTTAGTAAACATAATATGAACTCCTCTTTTCATTTTATAGATCTATTATACACTATTTTTACGGCAATGTACACAGTTAATTTGCATTTTTTTCAATTATTTTTGAAAAGATAAACTGTATGTTTTGCCTAAGTATGTAAACGTAACCACGCTATGCGAATAGATTGATTTTGTTTTTTCATCATATCGCGTTTCAAAATTACATACTCTGCGAGTACCGCCTGTGGCTTTACTATTATTATGAGCTAACATGCCACCTAATAAGGCACCAACTGCACCACCGTTGTCTACATTTTTGGTCACATTATTACCAATAGCACCACCGATAATAGCACCCATTAAGGTATCTCCGGTTTTATCACCAGAAGTTGATTGCTGTTGACATACTTCTACCTGATAAGGTGTTCTATCAATTACGGTTCTATTGACATCTGTTACAGTTTCAGCATTAGTAGGGCTTGCCGTCACCATCAACGCCGCTGACAACAATAGGGGGACATTCACAAACTTTGACATTATTTAACTCCTCAATCCTTTTATATGAGTTTTGCAATTGTTCTTGTAGTTCTTTAATGTTGTTTTCCAACATCTCTATTACACCATCTTTATTTACTATTTCTCTACGAAATAATTCTAATTCAGATTGTTCGTGGTTTTGGAATTCTGCCATTGGATTAATAATTCCTCCTGTACTCTATATGCCTCAACTTCCCAAGGCAAGTTTAAATATTCTTCTCTGGTCTTATAAAAATTACATTCACTATATAATTCTTTTCTTACATATTGTTTTACATGAACCATTTCATGAAATATTGTTGTAAGAAAATTATCTCCAAGACTTAACCTCTTATCTACCTCAATTATATAGTCTCTATTTTCAACGTCTAAACATGTACCGTCATATCCCTTTAAATTTTTAAGTTCAATATTAATAGTACATTTTTTAATCCTAGGCATAAGCTGTAACCATGCAAATGATGCTGCCTCAAACGCGAATTCACGTTGTCTGCGACTGCCACCTTCTACAAAAATCAAACTTTTCTCCATCATGTATTAATTATACACTATTTTTATGGAAAAGTAAACAGTTAATTTACATTATTCCGTTTGCTGGAGGAACCCATGCTTCGTCTGATTTTCCTTCTTGTTCAGTAATCTCATCTCTACGACCGTACTTTTCAATAGTAACATTATTGCCAATTTTAAATTTAAGATTATCATGCATATGGTGAATAACAAATTCGCATCGGCCATCACCGAAGTCTTTAAATATATTTTGCCAAAGCGGGCGCCAATTGTTAGTCAATCGGTTGTTATTCATACCGCCTCGATCTGAATTTATAAACGTATCTGTAAAGCTACGAAGATTAAAATCAAATATAGAATCAAATCCATACATATGAATTCTTTCGGCCTTTAGATGCTGAGCGGCAAAGTAAACAGCCATATGACCACAATTAAGATCTGTATAGTTTGCAGCATAGCTTGGTAGACGAGTGTAGAACATTTTAATTTGATGAGATCTTTGCATATGAAATTGAGAATTCTTTTCCATATACGCTTTAGGTCTTGCGCCAAGTATCCATTCTCCTGGCACATCAACATCACCTTTATGAATATGTCGCATCATTTTAAAGTCAACCATGCAAGATGCATATAGATTTTCAATAGGAAAAGGTGGAAGATTGCAAGCTAGCTTTAGACCTTTTCTTGGCGCTTCATTATAAAACATTGCTGAATCGCCGTTACCGATTACGTGAACTGTTTTAGGCATTCACAACCTCCGCAATTTTGATCTTACCACGAATACGATCGTTTCCTTTTTCACCTGTCCAATGCATAATCTTTGCATTGGTTGCTGGCTCATCATCATGTTCTACCTGAAGTCTTAGCCAATTATATTTATTCGGTAATTCATTAATATATGTCATTCTTGTAATAGGATTAAGCATACTATGTAATACCTCTTGATCCCCCACTTCTGGTTTTGAAGCAACCTTTTCTGCCCATTGTTTTAGAATATCTGGCTTTTGATAAAATCCTACAACGCCTGAGTTAAACCATTCTTCTTTTCTACGCTTTAGCCATGGTCTATCAAGTGACATACAAAGTTTGTTTGGTTGAATATGATCAAACATCCTTTCAATATTTCCAAGTATTTCACAATCAGTATCAATCCAAAAGCATCTTTTGCCCGGTGCTTTTAACATTGCCATCGGTTTACCAAACCACCCTTTAACGTCTTCTTTTATTTGAATATCCATATGGCAAAAAAGAGCAGGATGCGCAGATTGTTTTACTCTTTCTTTCATCTCAATAGACATACCAAAGTCTGCAACTGCAATTGGTATAGTATTATGCTTATAATAATTTTCAATAAACCACCACAGCTGCCATTCTGTTTTTTCATCGCAACCGGTGATAATCAATTTTTCAGGCATTTTAGGCATCGATTATTCCATATGTTTCGTTAAAGTTATGTTTAGCTTGTACACCAGCTTCTTTTTGAATTGTTGTAAATGAATCTGCTGCCATACATACCCATGGATAATACTCTTGTAAAAACGGAAAAGTATCTACATTCAGAAATATATCAGTCGGTGCACCACATGTTTTTGCTTTATTAATAATCTTTTGTGCGCCTTCTGGATTAACCATATAGCCATGCGCGCCACCAAAATATTTCTTTTGTATTAATCCATCTACACCAATATTGATAGGTGTATTAAAGTTTCCATACGAAGGCTTTGAAAATGTCATACAACCATCAAACGACGTTTCCGGAATCGGGCCTGTTAGAATAGCATCATGCTCAAAAATAACAACTGTTTCTTTTATCTTTACTGACTTTTCCCACAGCGCATGATGAGATAAGAAAGCAGCCATACAGTTTTCTGGTCTAGAATATTTTTCATGGAAAAAAGACGGTTGGATACCCTTTGTATGCAAAATAAGATGTGGATTATCTTTAGGAGTTATAGCCCAATGATGTTCTACTTCAAGTCCATGTTTAGCAGCGCTTTTAATACAACGTTTTGCAACCTGCATAGACTGTTCATTATCTTTAATTGTAATTACGAAAGCTTTCATTCACAAGTCTTCTTTCCTGCACATTCTTTTGGAAAGCATTGTCTTGCAAAGAAATAGTATTCGTTGTCAAAACTTGCAGACCACTGTTCATTATCTATCATCCAATGACATTGTTTTTCTGACATGGGTTGCTGTAGTGCCATCTGACCGATATAGTGGTCTGTAACACCATCGCTGCCCCACATACTAATTACTAACATAAATTCTTTCATTTAATTCACCGTTGTTGAAGGTAACCCTTGGACTCTTGTAAAATATGTTTTAGTTACACCAAGTTTAGGAACTAGTTGTTTGCACATAAGCGCATCGTTCGGCCATAAGCCATGTTCTCGAGCCGCTGATAGGATATCCTTTGCTCCATCTGGTTTAATTATATATGCAGAGTTTCCGGCTAAACCTTGTGGTATATTAAATTCATCAACTGATGGTACCGGTTGGATCCATGATTCTCCGGCTTGCACCATGTCATGAAACTGATGAGCGCGCCTTGTAGCTGATGCAGGACTATTAATACCAATAATATTGTATTTACTTTCAAGTATCAATTTCCAATCTAATTTTTCAGTAAAGACTGCATCGTGTTCAAGTATAAGAATTGGCTCATTTAGTTTTTTACACTCATGCCACAATAACCAATGACTCATTGCGCATGCAATGCGAGAATTAGGATTTGCTGTTTGATATGCAGACTTAATAAGACCGGTTGCAATATCGTTTTCTTTACCTTCCCAAGGATACTTCCATTTAAGACCATTACCGAACATAACAGTCTTAGCCATTTTTGCGGAAACTGCGTTAAAGATATCTATCTCAAAATCATTATAAACTTTTTTAGAAGATATAATACAAGTATCAGCCCCTTTCTCTGATATCTCATTTCCTTTTAAACAAATCACATACGCTTTCATCTTTTTAACTCATTCCTATGCGGAAATTCTTCCATAGTTTTATTGACATTGAGAAAGTCAAATAGTTTTTGGGGTTTGTCAACTCCATCTACAATATTTAGAATCAATAAAGAGCCAGGTCTATTTTTAAAATATTCCTTTATACTTTTCTCATGGTTATCCCATACTTTTTCATATACCTCATATACGAAGAACGGTTCTTTATACACTTGAGTTCGAATATTTACCTGTCTTGTAGATTGATTCCAATTTCTTTTTCTTTCAAGATAAGTTGACATAGACTGTAGCCATTTTTCTTTATCTCTTGTTGTAAGAATAAACTTAGAGTTAGGAAACATTGTGTCAAGCTTTTTATATTTTGGTATGACAGGAATATCTGATGCACCATCATTGTTAAACGAAATCATATCATCATCAGATGGATAGTGAATATGATTATATCCCACTTCGTTTAATACATGTGTAAGTGTAGTCGTACCAGTTCTAGATAATCCTAGTCCCCAAATTTTTGCTTTCATTTCACTGCTGCTTTATAATGTTTATGATTTAAATTCCATTCTTGAATAGGCAAATTTGTAATTCGCCACATTTCTTTTTCAGTATACCATTTAGCTTCGCCTGGTTGAATGTGTACTAGCTTAGCATCTTTAGGTCTTGTATCGTTCATACGTCTTATCGGATTGCTTCGAGTTGACATATTATGAACATGTGAATTCCATTTGTAATCTAATTCTGTAAAATCTGTTTCAAGTGAATGTGCCATAGCATGAAAATAATTTTGATCTAAGCAATAGAACTTAGAAAAATTTTGCGCTATTGTTTGTTGCACATACTTATTAAATTTCCACCAACGATTCTTTGCATGTCTTAAACCTTCTTTCGAAAACATTACCATTCCAGCATTGTAAACTTTAAGTAAGCCATCATCACGTCGAGGCAGTTTTGTGTTTAGTGTACTATTAACCCATGCTGCCCATATTTCATCATTCTTATAATTAATACTTCCGTGTAAAGTTTCTTTTCTAATTGTTTCGATAGCAGGTTCTCTACATGCTGCAACATGACCATACTCTAAATCAAAAATACTTTCTTCTAAACCATCTACAGCAAATACATCTAAATCAATAATAGCAATATTGTCATATACAAGAAACGATGGATCAATGAGAGGATTTAGCCATTCCCAATAATGTTGGTGTACACCTGTGTTTACCGCTTGCGGTTTATTATGATCAAGTCTATATTCAGCGCCAATGCGTTTAGCATACTCTTCCATGTTTTTCTTACCAGCAAGAACTCCACACGGCATATCTCCGCCCCAATATTGGTAGATTAGATTTCTCATATTACGCCTCTTTCGACAAGTGCTTTATAGTTTTCAATCTTAGGTCTTTTCGGTCCACCTTGTCTTATTTTTGGTCTTATATGAATAATGTTTGCTTTATCTACATCATCATCAAATGAACTATAGTTCCATTGTGCACGATCGAAGTAGCGTTTTTCTTTAAATCCTGCAAGTACAGCACATCTATGCATAATACCTTCATCATTAAAGTTGCCGCTGAATTGTAACATTTCACTTATATGTAAATGTTTTCTAAATTCTTGTCGTAAATTTTTTTCTAAACGATAGCATGACCCACCCCAATATGGATATTCTGCATCACATAAGAATGGGAAATGACCTGCAAGTTTTTTTACTAATGTTTCCTGAATATTATAATGTCTACCAATACCAGTTTCATCTGTAAAAATATTTGCTGTACAGCCTTTACGAAGAAACATATCAGTATCCATCATTACAACAACATCATAGTCATCAAACTCTTCATTCATCATATAGAGTTTTTGTGATTGCGAACTAAGACCTGGATTAAATACCGCTCCGCGAAGTAACCTATGATCAGCACCACAGAATTTAGCATACTCTTTAATATTTGCTACTGATAAATTTTCAAGTTCGCCTAGTGGACCAGACCAATGTTGTAAGATTATTTTTTTCACTTTCTCGTTCCAATAAGGTAGTGATCATTTGCTCTAAGCGGACATTTCCACATTTTCATATTATGGCTTTCAGATAGTTTTTTCTTTATGCCATAAAAATATTCTTTATTATCGATACCATGAAATGCTTTATTTTGTTTATGTGCAATCATAATATACTTATACTGTTCATAGTATGCCTCAATAATTTTTCTATCATCAAGTGGCATTTCATTAATACTGAATGTTCCAATCAAAAGTGATTCATTTGCAGTTTTCGTAAGATTCTCCGGCTTTAAAGTTTTACAGGCATATGAACCTTGAATCGTATTTGATAAAAAGTATTCTTGCATTTCATTCATTTGCGGGAAATCAAGTATATTATAATTGCCAGTAAATCCAAGTTTATGCATTGAATAGCAAAGGTAACCATAACCTCCACCAATATCAGTAATATGACCAAGATCTTTTGGTTTAATTCCAAAGTGTTCTTTAATCAAAGAAATATAATACCCACTTTGTATTGATATCAAGCTATGCTTGCCAAATTGAATATTTGGTTTGCCACATGACGGATCAGCTATCTTTGATAGATCTGCAAATTCACTATTCAGCTTCATATAGAGATTCATACCACCGTGCTCCGGATGTACGGTGCGCTTAATATTAGGCTGCGATAGAAAAGAACTCTTATTATTTCTGAATTCTTCTTGAATGGTAACAAGCCATTCTTGCCAATCTTTATTCGACATTTTTCATCAATTCTTGTACGTTTTCACCATTCTCTGGCAGTTTATCTTTTAAGAAGAAATGTACAAAGTTTGCTTCTTTAATCTTACTATTATCTATTGCAGTATAAAGTGCATTCCATTTCCAATTCAGTCTTTGCACATTCATACCACATGTATTTACCCAATAATTAAGTAGGGTTTGATCAGTTGACCATTTCCATGGTCCTGCTCCATCTACAAATTGTTTAAATTCTTGTCTACGTATAAACTGTTCTGGTGTTTGATTATTGAGATATTTGGCAAATGATTTATTCATAACCATCATTCCCATATTCATAAATGGAAAACCTGTTTTGTCATTATATTGACCATACCATGCAGGAATCTTAAGAGTTCCATATTGCATGCGAGAATAACCTAATATTTTTTGAACGTACCATGGTTCAATTGGCAATTCACTTTCAACTACGCCACCAAAATCTACATCAGCATCCATTTCTAAAAATATATTTGGTGCGCCTGGTCTAATCCAAATATCTGCATCTACTATTGCAATTTGATCATAGTCTTTAAAATAAGAAAAGGCGTTTTCCTTCTCAAAAATTGGAAGAAAACCGCCATGTTTCTCATAAGATTCTGTGCTACGCCCTGTCATAAAAACATCAGGTTTAATACGCAACTTAGGAACAGTTTGTACTATATGATCAATATTGTGTTCATCACAATATTTTGCAACGGAACCAATACAATGATGATACAGTCTAGATTTTGCACCTACTGCAACCTGATAAATAAGTCTTTTCATAATAACCCCTAATAACGAAGAAGATAGTCCCATTGTCCTTCTACTCTAACGCACAGCCAATCTCGCTTCATAGTTCTAAAATCATACTTAAATTCCTGCTCTGTCTTTGCGACAAAACATTTATTTAAACCATCAAATATATCTATACTCTCTGCAACAGGATCACCACTTACAACGGTGACCATGACTAGCATCCATTTTGCCATTATTTCTTAGGTGCTGGTTTTTTACCTTTTACGGCATCGGCCCCAAAGAATGCTGCAACTAATACAGATATTGATACAAAATATGTAGGCGCAATGTCACTAATTAATTGAGCCGCTTTATCTTGTCCAAGTATTGTTGTAATAAGAATAATTGCAGGATAAAGTAACATGCCAAATAGTGCAAACCACGTCATTTTTCTCATAGCATCACGTTGTGCATCTGCGTCTTCAAGCTCTTTACGCTTAAATTCCAAATGCATCTCCAATTCATCAGATGATATATGGCCGTCACCATTGGTATCAGCTTCATCCAAACCCTCGATTGTCTTCTTGTCTGCCATTTTCGTACTCCGTGATAATAGTCTCGGCAATTTGAAATGCCATCTGGTATCCATCACGAAGGGAATTGGACTTATGTCCATTTTCAACAAACCATTTTAGAGTATTTATATCTGAACCACGCTGTTCAAGTTTAAAGTCTTCAGTTGTTTCTTCAAACTGCGTTCTTAAGTTCAAAAGTTCTTGCACGTTCAATCGCTATCTCCAATTTGCTAAATAAAGTTTCTATGTCGTCTTGATCACATTGAAAAACAATGCCTATACCACCAGCCTCAATCCATCTACGGACATTATCTGGTCGATCATCAATAAGAATGTTTGGTTTACGAGTAAGTTTATTCCAAGCATACTTATGTTTATTAGAAGTAAAGATCATATTCTCAATAAGCGGTGGAACATAAAGATTATCTTCTAACCATCTACGTTTCCAATATGCTGAGTTATCTCTATCACCGCGAAGTGGAGAAGAACAGATACCCCAATCACCATCAGTAATATCCTCTACAAAGCTTACAATTTTATTTGATTCCGGAAACTTAGGAAGCGTATAAAACCAGCCTGTGTTACGAAGAGATGCAAATGCTGCTTCTCTATCATTAAGAGATTTCCAATGGTCTACATCAAATTTTTGTTTGATGGCTCCAAAGAAGTCTGCAATGACTCCATCCATATCTAAATATACTGTCATTTTTCCCACCTATAAAATATATGTTGATCAATTTTTATTGTTTGTTTTTTTGTTGATGCCCATTCAGGTTTTACGTAGTCGGCATGATAATGAGTAGCGCCATCGGTGAAGTCTGTAAGATGTCCATTATAGATCTTAAAAGCGATGGTACGAGCAAACTCATAAATGTCGAGATCAACAGTAGGAATATTGTCAGACTTCCCATCGCAGTACCAACTAAATTGACAGCGATGGCGCAATGGGACCATATTGTTTTTGTCTTTCCAAGATGGTCTTTCAGGTCCTTGTTTAATAACCTCACAATATGAGTGAGGAAAACGAGTATCGTTAACACGATTACGAGTGACAAAAGCGACACCGATCATTCCTTTTCCTGTTTGATTACGAGCTTCCCAGTAGATATTATCTGCTAAACATTTTTGTTCAGATTCCGCAGAATGTAGTAATCCAGCTTGGGCTGTTGCGCCGAAAGCAGACTTACCAGTAACAAGTCCTCCTAAGAATGCTGCAGCCATTGCACCAAAGAAAACATAACGCTTCATTTGGCTACCTCATGGTTGTATGAATAACCACACATTTCCATAAGATCTTTTAACTTACGAACTTCGTCTGAAGTCAGAGTTAAAAGCTGCTTACGCATGTTTTCTTCTGACATGTCAACTGCAAGCGAACTGAATAATTTTTCCAATGCTACGTAATGATATTCCATTATATAACTCTCCCATTTGCAATGATAGAAGACATCATCAACCGAGCCTGCTTAAGGCGAGACTCGAGATGCTTAATCACTTTAGGATTTTGAACTGCGCATTCAGCTTCTTCCATCAACCATACTGGAATAACACGAAGCATACGCTCGACACTTTCACGCTGTCTGTCAGGTGTTAGTGTATTAATCATTCGCTTATAAGCTGCGTTTGAAATTGGTCTATTCATAATATATCTCCTCTTTTCATTTTATAGATATATTATATACTATTTTTGCCGAAATGTACACAAAAAAGTGCACGTAGTTATTTAATAAAAACAACCACTTGTAATTTTTTTTCTTTTAGTGAAATAATTTACGTGTATCGTATTCTTTTTTAGTATCGATAAGAAGCTGAATGTGGTTATCACGATGCTCTTTAAACACTAAAGGTTCATTGTCATCTACATCCATGATAACCACTGTATTAGTAATAGGTCTATGAGTACGTTCTTCAAACATAACAGCATAACCAGCCATCTGAGCAAAGTAATTAGTAATCCATTCTTTTTTCTTTGGCTTACGTGATGTTTTAAAGTCTATAATAGATGGTACACCATCAAACTCAGCAATACAATCGCATCGACCAGCAAGGCCAAGGTGATTAGAATAAAGAGGTACCTCAAGACCGTAGATTTTTCCAATCCGGTTATCCAAAATCGGACGTAGGTTTTCGAGGCTTTGTCTAATATGCGGGAGATAGTCTTCAATGCTTTCATTCTTTAAGTATCCTTCTATAATTGAATGAACTAGGGTTCCACGACCAGCAGCCTTTGTGCTGATTTTATTTGCTTCTTCCTCCCCTACACGAGCCCTCCACTTCGCAATACCTTCTTCGCTTAGTATACTTAAAACTGTAGTAATACTAGGAAACCTACTACCATCAGGAGCAGTATAAGTTCTCCCGTGTTTACCTGTGTTAGCATCCAAGTCTTGATATCCAAGATCAACTTCTTCATGTATAAACCTCATGTTTTAATTGTATTCCCTTTGCCAGAGCCTTTTTTAATTCTACCTAAAAGATCTTTCCAACCATCACTAGTATTTTTGTTTACATGTGTGGCACCGCCTGTTGCTGAAAAATGTGGTACAGTTAATACTTTAATAAGATCTGGACTATGATCAAGCAACTCTTGTAACTCATCATAGGAACAATTAACATCCCATTGATTTTGTGTTTTAAGGTCTTTTACGGTATACACCGGCATTTAACAAGCCTCCTTGTGCTCGAACCAATATGGTTTAGTACGAGTCTTTTCCCATGCCATTTTGAATCGATCTTGTTTAGTATGATAGAATGCACGATAAGATTTAACAGCATCTTCGAACATACATTCTGGATTTGAAGTCATAGCAAGTTTGAATGGTGTCATACCGCTTTTTGGAATATTATTTGGTATTGACCATAGTGGATCTTTTAGTTGACTTGATTTATGAATTTTGCCAAAGCGATATTCGAATTCGTCGCATAGAGCAACAAAATGATTCCAATGCCATAGATAGTTATCTGAGGATTCCATAGTCCATACTGTACAAGGATGCTTGTAGTGTACAGCTTTGTAAAGTACATCATCCATTTGTGGATTGTCAAACAGACGATAATGTTTTACCATACGTTTGCCAGATTTTGATGGACCGATTTGTACTGTACCATCGAGCATGCGATGAGCAGTGGAAAGCATTTGTGCGCTTTCCACCACCATTTTAGGTACATGTTTGTCGCACTGCATATGAGCAGCAACAACAGGATCTTCGTGTAAAATAAAAATATTCATTATATAATTATAACCTCAATCAACTAATTTGTACACAGTTATTTTTACCCATCATTGTAAAGACGGCAAAGGCAATTGCCCAGTCTTTACTAAATATAACTGCTGTATTCTCCATAATTTTTCTAGTACTCTCCGCCTTCGTCTATCTTTTTGTTTTCTAACTTTTAGCCAGTTTTCGTTTATCATATACAACTTTACTCTTTTGTCCTTACGAATCATATTTTTGATTTGTTTGTGTAATTTTTTTTGCTTTAAGGGTTTGAGTTGTGGGTACATTGACTTCCTTAATGTGCGTTAAGAGTTAATCTTTGAGCAAGCCGGGGAACGCCTCCTCTACGATAGGTCGAGTAATGTACTTCGGTGGTTCTTTATTAATCATCTTAACGACAACTTCCGCATCCTCAGGGTGAATACCTTCAAGTAAACCAATAAACAGTCTTTCTCGTTTAAACGAAGGCAGACTTTCACACTCTCGTATTCCCTTTACGAAGTACTTGAATTTAGTATTTTCTCTGATAAGATTTGCGGGGTGGTTATGTGGTTCTGAAGGCTCGTATGGTACTTCACCTTTTGGTATTTTCCACGTAACAGTTGAATCAAACGTACCGCGAAGTACATCTTTTAAAGCCCAAGATTCATTTTGTTTTAGAACTTTAATTTTATCTTCCTTTAGTCTTTGTTTTGCTGCTTCTTGCAAAACTTCAAAAACATACTTTACCATCTATAAAAATTCCTCCACAGATTCAATTAACATCTTCATGTTTTTATTTATAAGATATGGAAACACTTTACCTTTATTATGCCAAGGATCTTGCGAATTATATTCAGAAACAATTTCTTCTTTTATTGCAGTTGGCGTTTTAGAAAGGTCAATAAGAGTTTCATTACGGCAATAGTTACGATACCATGAAGCTGCATAAAGCAATTCGCCTTCTGCAAGATCTTCGATGATTGCTTCTTTCTTTTTCTTTGATAGTGGCGTTTGCCTGTCACCATTTACAAAGGTATCATCATGTGATAATACATTAGGTATACCATCACCAGCATCGCCAGTAAGAATCTTGAGTTGTAGATTTTGGCGAGGATGTGTTTCTTCTACAAACTTTTTAGTCATAGGAGAAAACTGTTTTACGTTATCATACCTTTGCAATTGTTTAAAGTCGTGATCTGAAGATACGATCATTACTTTTTCATACTGACCAAACTCTTGTGTTTGTTCGACCATAGTACCGATAATATCGTCTGCTTCGCTGTTGTCAATATGAATTACTCTGTAAGGAAAGTTTTCTTTGATTTCGTCTTTAACTTGATGCATAATACGAAATGCTTCTGCCCAGTCAAAATCTGATTCAGTGCGACCTGACCGGCGGTTTGCTTTGTATTGTGGAAAGTAATCACGACGCCAGCTTGATGAGTCACATGCAAGTACCATTTGACCGTATTCAGCTTTGAATTTTTTATTGTACATGCGAAGTGAATTGAGAATCATATGCCGAAGCATCTGTTCGTCATTTACTTTATTAACAGCAATTGTGGCAATTGCAATACCAGAGAAATCGACAAGAATCATATATAAGCTCCTACTTTTATTATAGGATTATTATATACTGTTTTTACGCCAATGTACACAGTTAATTTATTATTTTGGTTCTTTTTTAGGCAAATGTTTTGAATGAATTTTACAACCAATAAATTCATTATAGTAATCGTCTCGAAATAAAACATCAAGTTTAAATTGTAGCTTAGCTTCATAATATGACATCTCACCTTTAGTTCTACAAAGTATTAGGATTTCTCTTTTGTAACGATCTTGCCCTCGCTGTTCAATGAGTAATTGAAGTTCTTTATTAGATCCATAATATTCTCGCCAGTCGGACTCGACTTT